CTTGTCGCTTGGAGATATGCAAAAAATCAAACTCAAGTTAAAGTATCAAAAAAAATAGGCGTCACATTTCAGCAAGTACAGAAATATGAAAAGATGATTAATAGAATTACATCTGACAAGTTAATTGAATTTTGTAATGCTTATCAAATACCTTTACAAAGTTTTCAAGATGGCGACCCTTATCAAGTCTTAGATGGTGCTGATATTTCTATTTTGCAAAAAGAAAAAGCATTAAACATTATTGAAGAACTATCACTTAAACATGAAACAAATGTTTTAATACAAAAAAAAGTAATGGAGAACACACATGATCAAAGTTCAAGTAGATAAAGTATGGCTTGGTAAAGTAAGTGTCAGAGATTACATTTATAAAAAAGCTTTAAGGTTAAAAGAATCTTTAGGTATAGTACATGGTAAAGAATACATGTTAATTCCTTATGAGAAATTAAAATCTGCTAAAACATACACAGAAGAAAGTTTTAAAAGCAAGTTTAATGGGAAAGAATATAGGCTTGTGGATTTTGATTGGAAACCTTATAAAGAACCTAATACAAATCAAAGGAGTTTATTATGAGTGGAGAAGATTTTTTAGATATTCCTAAAACTGATGAAACTCAACAATCTACACCAGAAGAATATTATTTTTCAAAATCTAAAAACCAATGGATTATGGTTTCTGATATGTCAGATATGCACGTTCGTAGAGCCTTTAAAAGATTATTAAAAATGATAAGGCTAGGAACATTGGTTGAACTTTCTGATTATAAAGGAGATACAAATAATAATGATATTCAAGTAGAATTAAATGCTATAGAAAATCATGTTTTTAAAATAAGAGATAAGTTAAGTGGCTGAATTAACTGATATACATTTTGAAATTATAGATAGGAATAGACATAGAAGACATGAACAAATGAAAAAGCAAGACAAAGAAAGATTTGATAAATTAAAAAGAATCGGTTGTATTGCTTGTTCTAAAAAAGGTTTATTTACTGAACCTATAATTCATCATATTAGAAAACATACAGGATTAGGATTAAGACCACCACACGATAAAACTATTCCTTTATGCCCTCAACATCATAATATGGGAAATGAATCAGTACACTTAAATAAAACAAAATTTGAAGAACTGTTCGGAACAGAACTTCAATTATTAGAAGAAGCTAACCAAAAAATAAAACAACTAGAAAAGGAAAGTATATTTTATGACAAAGGAAACGAATAAATTTCATGCACTACAATTATTTACAGATACATTTACTGCAGAAACAGTACATCTAAGCAATCAAGCAATAGGAATATATATAAGATTATTAAGCTTTGCTTGGACAAAAAATGCAAAACCATTTACTACTGAATCAGCATACAGAATATGCCAGTGTACTGATGGTAATTGTCATACAGACGTTGATGATGTTTTAAAAGAATTTTTTATATTAAATTTTAATGAAGAAACAAATGAAGAATCTTGGACACATAAAAGATTAATACATGAACATGCTTATTTAACCGATAAATATCAAAGAAAGTCAGAAGCTGGTAAAAAAGGTGCTGAAGCAAGATATTCTGCTAATGGCAACATCATAGCACCTATACCTAGTCCTAAACCTATACCTACATATAAAATATATGATCAATCATTTGAAAGTTTATGGAAAGAATTAAAAATCAAAAGAGGCTCAAAATTTAAAGCCTATAAAGAATTTAATAAAATTAATATTGAAGAAATTACTAATGAACAAATTGTAAAGATTTATAACAATCAAATTAAAGGTATTGAAGAAAAAAAATATATTCCGCATTTTGCCACTTGGCTATCTCAACGAAGATGGGAAATTGAAGAAGATAACGATATGCCAGATTTAGTTGATAGACTTAAAAAACTAGGCTATCAATATTTAGGTCATGAGGGAAATTTTGAAAAATTTACTAAAGATGGTAAAAACTATAAAATTGATATTTATGATGAAAAACATCAAATGCAATTAGTTCAATGATGGCAATATTAAGGATTTTTAAGTATTGCAGAAAAAGGATTATTGCATTAAGTATCCAGAATAGACAATTAAAAATGCAATTAGAATATCTTAGAGCCACATTAAACCAAGATGAACATACAAAGCATTAAATATGGCAGAAAAAAGATACAAGTCAGATTTGAAATATTAAAAAATCTATATGGATATTTTGAAACAGAAAAAGAAATACTTGTGATTGACAGTAGAGTTAAAGGTTTAAGGCTATTTAATACAATTATGCACGAGTTATTTCATATAATTATTTTTTATGCTGGAATTAATGTTAATGATAGGGGCGAAGAACCTATCGCACAAGCAGTAGGAGATGGCTATGCAAAAATATTTAAACAAAACCCACATCTTTGGGATATTTTAACTAAACTGATAAAAGGATAAATAATGGAAGTACAAGAAATTAATATTAACGAAATTAAACCATACAAAAATAATCCTAGAGAAATATCAAATGAAGCTATTGAAAAGGTTGCTAATTCTATAAAAGAATTTGGAAATAATCAACCTATAGTAGTTGATCAAAACAATATAATTGTCGTTGGTCACACTCGTTGGAAAGCTTTAAAACAACTTGGAAAAGAAAAAGCTTTTATTATTAAAAAAGAATTTCCTAAAAATAAAGCTATTGCTTATCGTATTATGGATAATAGATCTGGCGAACAAAGTAAATGGGAAAACAAATTACTTAAAGAAGAATTAAGTGTTTTAAGTAATGAAGAATTTGATTTAGATTTAACAGGGTTTGACGCAGAAGAACTAGATCAATATTTTTTTAAAGATGAAAAAATAATAGAAACGAATATTGATACATCTTTTGATGGTAGTATTAATGATGTTAAAATGGTGCAATTATTTTTTAACCCAGAAGATGAAATAAAATTTAAAACAGCAGTTGAAAAAATACAAAAAAAATACAACCTTGAAAATATAAGTGATTCAGTAATTAAAGCAGTCTTAAATGAAGCAGATAACTGTTAAAGAAGTTTTAAGTAAAGAACAAATTAAATCCCTAGAGGGTAAATTTATTAATGAAAGCTATATTAAACACCCAATAATTAGAGAAGATACTATTGTTAAAAATGAACAAGGAAAATTAGTTTTAGTATTTAAAAAAAAAGCTATACCACAAGATATTGTTGATTCTAGTCGTTTAGCATTTAGAAAAGCTATAAGTGGTGGTTCAAACAATAGAGGCATGGCTTCTGGCAATGTTTCTGATATTTACAAAGTAGGCGATAAAATTGCAACAAGAACTATTGGAAAAGTTTCTAAAAATAGATGGTATCCATTATTACCCAATGGAAAACTTTCAAAAACAAGTTATGGATTAAATGTTCTTAGTAGCACAATCGGTTTTAATGATAGATACCCAAGGATTCCATATTGCAGAACATCAGCCTTTGCACAAAAAAATTTAGAAGCTTATAAACAAACATTACCATATATTTCTGGTGTAAATAAAATTTATGAAACATACGCACCTACCCATTATCAACTTCAAAAAAAATTAGCTGATTTAACTAGTCAAGATTTTATTATTAAAAATACTGCATTTACTACAGTAACAGTTAATAAAAATTATAGAACTGCTTGTCATTATGATGCTGGAGATTACAATAAAGGTTTTGGAAATTTAGGTGTTTTAAAACTAGGTAATTATACAGGTGGTTACACAGTTATACCAAAATATGGTATAGGCATTGATTTATCTGATAGTGATGTAGCATTATTTGATGTTCACGAGTTACATGGTAATACAGAACTTAAAAGAAAGGGATATTCGGAAAGAATAAGCGTTGTTTGTTACTATAGAGAAAATATGATTTATTGTGGGGATCATAAATATGAACTTGAAAGGGCTAAAAAAGGTTTAAAAACTAAGTTTAATGAAGAAGAAAAAATTAAAGTAACTAAAATATTAAAAGATAATGACTTGTAGTTGTATAGCCATTGGTGGTATTCCAGCTAGTGGTAAAAGCACATTAATAAATACTATCTATAAAGATTTAGATGTAAATACAAATTTTAAATCTGGTTTGATTAGAGGACATTATTTAAAAGAATACAACCTACTGATAGTAGGAATTTATAATACATTTAAAAAATTTAAAGGAACTGATTTACTCTCTATGTCAGCACAAGCTGATTTTAAAAAATTAATTGATTTAAATAAATATAATATTGTTTTTGAGGGGGATAGGCTATTTACTAATGACATATTAGAATATGTTAATAAAAAATATAAATTAAATGCAATTATACTTAAAACAACTAATGAAAATATTGACAAAAGACATAAACAACGAAAAGATAAACAAACAGAAAAATTTTTAAAGAGTAGAAATACAAAGATTAATAACATTTTAAAAAATCCTAATTTACAAATACAAACATTTAACAATGACAATTTTGAAGATATGAGTAAGCTAGTTTCAATGTTAGTTGCAATAATTAAAAAATTTAAGTAAAAAGGACATAATGGCAAGACCAATGAAAAAAGTAGATGAAGAAGCTATCAAGAAATTAGCCCAATTACATTGCACTTATGACGAGATTGCAGAGTTTTCTGGGGTATCTACAAAGACTTTACAAAGGAATTATGTCCACCTTATAAAAAAGGGTCGTGAGATGGGCAGAATAAGTTTAAGGCGTGCTCAATTTGAAAAAGCATTATCTGGAAATGTAGTTATGCAGATATGGTTAGGAAAACAACATTTAGATCAAAAAGATAAAATAGAACAAACAACCTATAGTGAACCCTTGCCATTAATTATTAATGCTAAACCTGATGAAATAGAAGATGTCAAAAAAAAAGGGTAATGTATTCGGTGCAGTTATTGAGTACACTAAAACAGAAAAAGGTACATCTATTGGTAGAAGAAAAATAACATCAACTATGAATAAACATAAACGCAGACAACAGAAAGCAAAGTATCGTGGACAAGGAAAATAAAAGAAGCAACTTCTACCCAACAGGCGAGATAATAGATTATAGTTTGCCTCAATCATTTACTAAAGCTTTACATGGTAACAGCTGTGGCGATTGTGGGCTATATAGTAATAAATGGTCGTTTTGTGGTAGATGGGGTGCTAAGGGTGTAAAAGATACTTATGTTTGCCATGATTGGCGAAAGCGACATTTTAAAAGATAAAACTATAAATTTTATAAGTTGTATGATATTTATGCCTCATGGCTAAATTTAAAGGAAGAACAGTTAAACTAAACAAACCTATGCGTGGGGATGTTAAGAAGTTTAAGGTATTTGTAAAAGACAACAGTTCTGGCAGAGTTAAAAAGGTTAATTTTGGATCAAAAACTATGTCAATTAAAAAACATATCCCAGCAAGAAAAAGATCATTTATGGCTCGTATGGGTGGAGTTCTTAAAAAGGTAAGAGGACAAAAGACTCTATCTCCAGCATATTGGAGTATCAGAGCATGGCAAAAAGGGTTTAAAGTTTAATGGATAAGATTATTTATAAATTTTGTGGACTTATAGATAACTGTTTTGCATGGCTAGAAAGTAAATTTAAAAAGAAAAAAAAGAAATAATTATGGGTAGGACAATGAACTATTACTTTACAGGAATGTTAATTTTAGGTTTTGTATTTCTTGCCTTGTGTGTCAAACCATTATGAAAATATCTGACAATACATCTGTAGCATTACCACTAAGAAACTTAATAGCTATTATAGGAACAGTAGCTTTAGGTGTTTGGGCTTACTTTGGTGTAATTGAAAGAGTTAACAACCTAGAAACTAAGAACAAATTATTTGAACAAGACTTATTAGAGGCGAGTACGCAGAAACCCATAGACCAAGAACAATTTATGCTTATTGAAGATTTGTATAAAACAACTGAAAAGCTAGAAACTACACAAGAACAAAACATGACCAATAAGGTTAATATTGAGTTTCTAAAAGATCAGGTTGAAAAGCTTCAAAAAGATGTAGAGAAGTTAAAAGATAAACAAAGGGATTTTGCAAATGGAAACAGTCATTAGTACAGTTGTTGCACTTTGTATGTTTGTTGCTGGAGAGTTACAAGAACATAGAATCCAAAACAAAATGTCAGATTGTTTAAAAGGCAAAAGACTTGCTGAAAGAACAAACACAGGAGATAACATTGAATATAAGTGTGGTAAAGTACAAGCTGAATTAGAAGAAAATATTGATGGCAGTAAGTCTATTAAAAAGATAGTGTCTAAACAATGAAATTTATTTTGGTATTTTCTCTATGCTCTGCAATCACAGGGTATTGCCATAACCCTGTTGTAGTTCAAAAAGATTTTGCAACATGGACAGATTGTGTTAAGGGTGGTGCAGAGATTACTATAATTACCACAGAAAATTATTCAGAAAGATTTAACAAAGAAAAATTATATATATCTTACTTTTGTAATGAACATAACTCTAACAAAACCCCAGCATAAAGTTTCATCAAGCAATAAAAGATTTAGAGTATTAGTATCTGGTCGTAGATTTGGTAAAACATATTTATGTATTACTGAAATGATGAAATATGCAACACAGATTAATAAAAAAATTTGGTATGTAGCACCTACTTTTAAAATGGCTAAAGAGATTGTGTGGTCAAACCTTAAAGATATGCTTTCTCAATTTAATTGGATAGAAAACATTAACGAATCTAATATGACTATTACTATTAAAAAAACAGGCAGTAAAATATCATTAAAGGGTTGTGATAATTATGATAGCTTGAGGGGAGTAGGGCTAGATTTTTTAATACTAGATGAATTTGCTGACATTGAAGAAAAAGCTTGGACAGAGGTATTAAGAGCGTCTGTATCTGATACCGAGGGGGATGTACTTATGTGTGGTTCTCCAAAGGGATATGGTAACTGGTCGTATAGAATGTACCTTAAAGGTCAAGAGGGCGACAAGGAATGGGATAGTTTTCAATTTACTACCTTACAAGGTGGTATGGTATCAGAGGCTGAAATAGAGCAAGCTAAACAAGATATTGATATTAGAACATTTAGACAAGAGTTTGAGGGTACATTTGAGAACTATGCTGGTAGTGTTTATTATAACTTTCACCCTGTAGAAAGTGTAGTTGATAAACAAATAGATTGGACAAAACCACTACATATTGGCATGGACTTTAATGTGGATCCAATGAGTGCTTGTGTTGGACAAATAGAAAAAGATAAAATATTTTTTTTAGACGAGGTTATAATTTATTCAAGTAATACTGATGAAATGGTAGAAGAAATAAGAAACAGATATGGAACTAAGATACCTATATTTATTTATCCTGACCCAGCTTCTCGTCAAAGAAAAACTTCTGCTGGTGGTAGGACTGATTTAAGCATATTACAAAATGCTGGATTTAAAGTTAAATGTAAAATTAAACACCCAGCTGTTCGTGATAGGATTAACGCTGTAAATAGCAAACTCAAAGATTCTAATG